TTGTGATATTCTTGCTTTTGTTTTCTACAGCCAAGAACATAAGCGAATTATCTTCAAGCCAAATACTACTTCGCAAACATACTTTACCTTTGATAAAAAGATAATCACACCAACTTTAGAAATAGACTCTTTACAAGAAACCTTAGATGCACTTAGCCAAGTGCCAGTTCTTAATCCTTTAAAATAATTTATATATAACTATTGACATTTAAAAATACTTATGTATAATAAGGGTATGTTAAATAAAAGTAAGGAGTTAAATAACATGAATAAAAAAACAGACTACACAACTTTAGCAAAGTATTTCACAATACCTGAAGAAGCTGAAGATGTGGGCTTAACATTAAGCAAAATACAAAATAAATTAAAAGGAGTGGTGGTTTATATAGAAGAAGAAACCCACGTTGATTGTTGCGGTAATCATCGCACTCAAACACAGCATGATGTGAAACTTGTATTAGATCAGATACAAAGAATTGTTAATGAGTACAAGGAGAGATAAATGGAAGTAATATTCAACATAGTGGGTGGCGGAGAAATCTGCCTACCCAAGAGAGAGATAAGAGGTTACTACAAAGACTTCTTAACAGGTGAGACTAAAGTGCAAATCGGAGAGAGCGAGCATGAGGTTAGAGAGTCTTTAACAGAGATTAAGTATTTAATGGAGACAAGAGATGATAGAAGAACTTAAAGAGTATAAGCCAAAGCAACAAGGCAAGGCTTGGGTTTGCGATGATATACCTAACAAGGATTACCATAAAGGTATAGGTATAAGTAGTAGTTATATTAGAAGGTTTGGTGAATCACAGCTTCATGCAATAGAACATAAGCAAGAAACTACACCTGCAATGAGGTTTGGAACTGCTGCTCATTCACTATTGGTTGAAGGGCAAGAAGCCTTTGATAAAGAAGTGGTTGTCATTACTGGCAGTCCATACACTAAGGCAAATAAAGAATTAAAAGAAGAGTATGAGAAGAGAGGTCTTACTGTAATTAAAGAAGCAGATGTAGAACTAATAGAAGGCATGAGGGAGAAGATGATTTACGAAGGTAATACTTATCTTGATGCTAAAGGCAAGGTCGCAGAGTCTAGTTTTTATTGGTATGAAGATGAGGTTTTGTGTAAGTGTAGGCCTGACTTAATATGCCCACCTTTAGATGATACTGATTCAAAAGATAAGATAGTGGTTGTTGATTACAAGACAACACAATCAGTTGAACCTTACACCTTTGGCAGATCAGTTAAGAAGTATAGTTATGATCTACAAGCAGCATGGTACAGGCGAGGTATGGAAGCGGCAGGATATAAGGTTGATGACTTTGTATTTGTAGCACAAGAGAAAACATATCCCTATGCATCTAAGGTATTTAAGATGACTAAAGAGCAAATGGATTTTGGTTGGTCAATCATGGAAACATACTTAGAGAACTATAAAGAATATCAGAAGGGCAAACCTCTATCTGTTTACAATAGTCCGAGTGTTGTTGAATTGGTGTTGTGAGTAAGGGCAAAAAAGATATGAGAGTAGTAGAGTATTATATGGAGAGTTTATCCTTTGCCCTTAAGGATAGTATAAGGTTTTTGGATGGAGATGTAATAAAGTCTTTGCTTTATTGCAAAATTAATTTTAATATAAATATGGAGAGTCGAAATGGATAACAGTACAAAAAAAGCATTATGGATTGGTGAGGAGTTACATAAAGATATAAAAATCTTTGCAATTCAAAACAATCTAACAATAGAGCAAGCTACACAAATGTTAATTAAACTTGGCATGGTGACTTATGAGGCAGAGAAAAACAGTGACACAGTTTAGCGACATAGTAGAACTACAAAGGCTAAAGCTTAATCAAGAGAGAGATGAATGGTATATCCATGTAAACAATGGAGCAGGGTATACAGAGGTTAAACAAGGCAATACCTTAACTATCACACATCATGCAACTGGTAAAAAAGAGGTTATAACTGATGCCAATTAACAGTAGAACCAAAGGTGCAGCTTTTGAGAGAGTTATATGCAATAAGATTAATACTTATCTTGCATCTAAAGGTAGCACCGATACTGTTAAAAGAAATTTAGACCAATATCAGACTAAAGGCATGGCTGATATTTACTGGGGAAACCTAGCGATAGAATGTAAAAGATATAAGGGCAATGGTAAGACAGACGTATTTAAAAACGACTGGTGGAATCAAGCAGTTGAGAGTGCTAATGATAACCTAATACCATTATTAATTTATAAATATGATAGAAGGAAAATATATTGTGTCATTCCTAATTACCTAATAGGTGAGTCTAAGGAAAAGAATTGGACACAGTTCTCTATGTTACCGCTATCAGAAGTTTGTGAGAGGTTAGATGAAGTCTTACAAAAGGCAAATGGACTTACATAGTTATTTGCTACAAGAGGACTTTGAAGAGTTTTGTAGGGAATCCTACGGAAAAATCCAAATTGCTTGTGAGTTCTTAGGAATCATAAATGATGAGGATTACGAGAATTTTAAGGAAAGGTGTTATGCCCAACTTGAAATTGATTATATAAACAGTATCGAAAATTTAACGATACATTAACAGGAGTGTTATATGGACGTACTTGGTGGTATGAGCAATACCGAAAATAAACAGCAAATCTACTTGGGTTTCAAAACAAGAGATCAAAAGTTTTTTGCAAATGGTGAGACTGAAGTGCCAATAGAATATTTACAACTTGATACTGACACATTTAAGTCGGGTTGGGGTAGATATACAAAGGCAGAAGGTTTCCAATATAAATGGGACTCTAAGTTTGGCGTGGTTAATCCCAAGCCTGCTGATGAATGGAGAAGAGCTTTCTCAGCATGGGTAATGCCAAGTGAGGCTGAACATGCTTATTTATGGCAGAGCTTTTCTTTTGCAGAGTCTAGTGCCTTTAATAATATTTGTGGGCTGTTTTGGGCTGATAAAGCAAACAATGTAGGCAAATTGCCTGTTGTTGAATACAAAGGCTCTAAGCATATACAAGTAGGAGCAGGCAACTCATCAGAGCTATCTTTTGGGTTTGTAAAATGGGGTGATAGAGGTTTTAATGTGCCTGAATGGTATATAGACCCTGATGCACCTGCTGATGATGACGATGGCTTTGTTTCTCCTAACGAGGGACTGGCAGATAAAGTAGCAGAAATGGTAGCTAAGACTGAACTTAGCGATGACGATATACCATTCTGATGCAGTCAGTTGATTGGCAAAAAATAGCACCTGAAGTTGCAAAGCAAATTCTAGGTGAACCAAGCAGTATCTCATCGAAACAACTTCGATGGGGTACTCATGGCTCATGCACTTTAGATCTTGAATCAGCCACATGGTATGATTTTGAAGATGAAGTTGGTGGCGGTATAATAGATTTAATTAAACATCATAATAAAGATGTAAAGACAATTTTAAAAAGTTTCGGTTACGACCAAGCATTGCCTAATGACTCCTTACTCAGCGTTAGTGGACTCCCCCAAAATAACACTAACAAGGGCAATGCAAGGTCTTTTGATAGAGGACAACTTATAGGTTTGTTCAAGCAAGCGGTTGTACATTTACAGTACAACGATAGCTTTATGGTTATGAGATTCCCTGAAGGGCATCACATAAGGCAGAAGTATGCACCATTTAGCAAGAACACAGATGACACATGGTCAATGCAAAGGCCTGAAGGGGATATGCCAATTTATTTCAAAAACACCGAAAAGTATAAGGATAAGCCTATTATTATCTCAGAAGGAGAGAAGGCAAATTTAGGTGCAGAAAATATATATAAGGGCGATTGTGTAACTTGGCATGGCGGTGTTAACAGTTGGAAAAAGGCAGATTGGAGTCCCATCTTTGGTAGAGAGGTTTGGATATGGCCTGATAATGATGAAGCAGGCAAAAAGTGTTCAGAGGAGATGTATAAGTTTCTAAAGAAGAAGGGTTGTCTTGTAAGTGTTATAACACCACCTGAAGATTTTGCAGAAAAGGATGATCTTTGGGATGCTTATGAATCGGGTTATTTTAAGAACACAAAAGAGCTAGAGGATTATGCTTTAGATAATAAGTTGTATCTTGGCGGTAATGAGTTTGAGTTCTTGTCTTATGATGAGATGGAAGCAAATGACAGACCGCCTGAGTGGTTGATAGACAAGATAGCAGAGAAAGAGACAGTAGTGTCTATCTATGCCGAACCAAAGGCAGGTAAGAGCTTTGTGGGCATCTCTATGATGCTTGCTATTGCAACTGGTGAGGAATGGTACGGGTATAAAACAGAGGAGTCAGGAGTCTTATATTTTTGTGGAGAGGGTGAGAAATCCATATTTAAAAGAATATTAGCTTGGGAAGAACATTTTGACACACCGCTAAAAGGCAAAAAGTTTAAAGTAAGTAATAGACCTGCAAGAATATTAGATGATGAAGATTATGAAGATGTTTTAGCAAAGGCACATAAGGCCAAGAAAGAGTTTGGTAAATTGGGTTTAATTGTCATAGACACCCTTCAGAGAAACTTTGGTTCGGGAGACGAAAATAGTACCTCAGATATGAATCTATTTATACAAAGAGTTGACAGGTTAAAGTTTGAGACTGGTGCTTGTATTATGCTTATCCACCACACAGGACACGCAGGAAGCAAATCTAATGGTGTAAGAAGAGGTAGGGGTTCTAGCGTATTACCTGCTTCTGTGGACTCTGAGTTCTTTATAGAGAGGGATGACAGGGATAACTACGATGGTGCTTTAGGTGTTGAGGAAAAGGTTATGTATGTGAAGATGAGCCAAACACTTAACAAAGAAGATATGAACATGCCATCTATGAACTTTAGAATGGACACAGTTAAGAATCTAGGCAAAAAGGGTGATAAAAAGTCTGCTGTGCTTGTTAAGGTTGAGGAAGGGGATATGCCTGTAAAGAATACTGATAATGTTGTTTCTGCTAAACAAAAGTTAGTCTTGGATGCGTTAAAAGAATTGCCTATGGTAGATAATCCAAATAACCCACAAGATGTTCTTTATATGCCATCAACTCTTTTTGGTAGGATTATGGATGGTAAAACTGTTATGAAAAAAGATGCTATAGATGACAGATTGGGAGAATTGGTTAATAAAAAATTAGTAAAACATACTCCATATAAAGGATATCAACATATAGATTACAGCAAATTGGAGTCTGATTATGAAAAATAGTTTGGGTGTTAGTTTGGGTGTAGCTTGGGTATTTTTGGGTGAACTTGGGTGTAAATCATTAAATAGTTTGGGTGGGGTGGGGTGTGTTCCTATAGGAACACCCAAGCACCCAAATTATGATCGCCCACTTTAGGTATTAAATTATGAAAACTTATTTAGATAAAAACTTAGAAGGCAAATTGAAAGAATTAAGAACTTATGAATTAGAAACTTATGAGAAGTGGGGAAGTAGGAAGAGAATCTTTAAGATGGTTGGTGTTCAGTTCGAGATTAAATTCTGTAGAGGAGAACAGATGTTGAGAGAATCTTTGGAGTCTGATGTTGTTAGAAAGAAAATACAAATGGTTGATATGATGCATAGAGCATTTGTTGCTTTAAATATAAAATGCGAAGAGAGTGGTTACATAATGATTCAACCAAGAGCTAAGTGTTTTAACTTTGATAAAAAGACTGCTTTGATTTGTGATACAGATGAACAGAAGCCATTGTTAGTAAAAATACACAAAGATGAACCCGATATAATGATATTTAGCATAGAAGAATTATTAAGATGCATACCAAAAGATTTTATGGAAGCAAAGCAAATTCTATCTAAGTTAGATAAATCAGTAAACTTTAAGAGGATAGACCATGACTAAGTGGCATGGCGGTAAGGGTAGTAAAAGAAGAAAAGAAGATAAAAAGAAGATAGATGAAAATTGGGATAAGATATTTAAAAATGCAAAAGCAAATAAACGACCTAAGAAAAGGAAAACAGACTGAAGGCAAATTGATCTATTTGCTTGAAGCTATAGGAAGAAAAGTGGTAAAAGCGAATTTATCACAAGACATGCATCAACATATTGATATGTTTGTTAATGATGTGCCTATAGACGTTAAAGGCAACAGATACACAAATTGTATATGGTTGGAACTTATAAATGTAAATGGTAAGGATGGATGGCTGAAAGGCAAATCCAAATACATTGTAATGGATGTGATAGACATGAGTTCTTTTCTTTTTTTTGAAACTAAAGACTTGCTAGATTACTGTAACAATATAAGGCAAATTGCAAATAGCAAAAATGATTACAATATGGTTTATACAAGATATGGAAGAAAAGATCAGATAATCAAAGTTCATTACAATGATATTAAACATTTACAAAAAGGCAAATTAACTTATGCCTATTAAACTTAAAAAAGGTCAAGTTATAAGAGACATGGTTACAGTTAAATTATTAGATAGATTTTTAGAATGGTCGTTTCAACGACAGGCAAATAAATTATATAAAAGGAGAAAAAAAATGAGTATAGATAAAGTAACACCACAAGAGTGGGATAGATTAGGGCAAATCAAAAAGGCAAATCACGACCCTGTAAATAGGCCGAGCCATTACAATCAAGGCAAATTTGAATGTATTGAATACATAAAGCAACAGTTAGGCAAAGAGTTTCCGAGCTACTTAGAGGGTTCAGCCATTAAATACATTCATAGGCATAAAGACAAAAATGCCAATATCCAAGACTTAAATAAGGCAAAATGGTATATTGATAAATTGATAGAACATTATGAGAATCTTTAATGGCTGATAAAAAGCAAATCGATATTACTAAACTCAAAAGGCAAATTGACAAAGGCAAATCGCTAAACGAGGTTTCTATATCTTTAGGTAAAAGCAAATCGACAATTCTAAAATTGGCAAATGAGAACGGCTTAAAGTTTGATAACAAGAGCCATTGGGCAAATTTATAAAAGGCAAATATGGATATAAGAATCAAAACTAATCTCAAAAAATTACAAAAAGAAATGAAAGTTATTGAGAAAAAAGTGTTTCTTAAAAGTATGTCCGAAGGAATTAATAAAACTGCTCAATTGGCGGCAAAGGCAAATAACGATAAGTTAAAACAAAAACTTAACAAACCAATGAAAACAAGTATAAATGCTGTTGCCGTTACTAAGTATGCCAAGCCAAATAAATATGACCTATCAGCTCAAGTGATTGTTAAAGATTATGCCGCTAAATTTCTTTACTATATTTATACTGGAGAAGATGAATATGCTAGAAGGGAGAAATACCCATCACCTACAAGAGATGGCTTATCATTTACTGGAGTTACAGGTAACATACAAAAACTCAGAAGCGGTACTAAGAAGAATGGCAAAGGTTCGGGGTTATTAAAAGGAATAGATAAAACTGCTAGAAATGATAGGGCAAACAGTCGCTTCATGGGTAAGCCTAAAGGTAAAGGTTCGGGTACTTATGGTATATGGCAAAGAACAGGTAAGAAAGGTAGAGGTGGTCTTAAATTGCTTGTGGCGTTTACTCCATTTGTTAAACATAAAAAACTTATTGATTTCTTTAAGTTGTCTGAAAAGGTGGTTAAAAATAATCTCTATAAAGAGATCAACAAGCAAGCTATTAAAAGAGTTAAGAGGGCAATGAGATAAAGGCAAATTTACCATTAAGGCAAATTTACCTTTACTGCAAATTTAGTTTACAAAAAAACTTATACTAGATTCATCAGTAACTTCTGCATACTTTGTTACATATTTTGTCTTACTCTCATCTATTATCCACATTCCATCTTTATCTTTTTTGACTTTACCATTCTTATGTTTCTTATGCACAATTTCTCTTTCTGTGTATTCAAGACATGGATAATCAAACATTTCAGAAAAATCAATCTCTAAATCATGTTTTGCTTTTATATATCCTTCTATTGCTTCTCTTATTTCCCATCCATCTAATTCAATTCTCATTGTTACTCTCCTTGTCTTTAATTATTAAATATGCTCCATGAAGGCAAAAGACCATGAATGAAAGCACGATTAAAATTTGTATACAGTTAATCATCATATTCCTCCTCTAGTTCATTTAAAAATTCATCTACTCTTGTTGCTACCCAGTTTGGGATATCAGATAGAGTCTCCTCCGTGTCATCATCCCAAACGATACCAATATGCCATGCTTTAATTTTCATCCTTACACCTCCTGTAATTTATTTAATGTTTCTTTTGCTTCTTGATAAAAATGCAAATCGTTAGGCATACAAGTTGTTACACCTTCCGCAAAATCACAATCAAAACAATGGTCTAATGTTTTGTTTTTATCCTGCTTATGCATGCCTTTATTAAGATTTATATTCGCACCTCCACAGCTAGCACAAACTGTAATACCTTCCTCTACTATTTCTAAATATGAATAGTTACTCATTGCCTTGCTCCTCAAAATAGTTTTCTATTATGGTTAATTGTTTTTGTATGTGTTCTAAGTCTTCGTTTAATTCTTTTGTTCTTTCAAAATTATCATCTTGTAAACAAGCAATTGATATACTCGCTTCTTTGACTGCTTTTATTACTTTACTCATGTTATTTAACTCCTTACTTTTATTTAACATACACCCATCATATACTAATATATATTAGTATGCAATACCTAAATGCAAATTCTTTTTTAAGGCAAATTTCATAAAGGCAAATACTGTTTTGATGCAAATTTAGTATCAAGGCAAATTTAGTATCAAGGCAAATTTAGTTTCAAGGCAAATTTAGTATCAAGGCAAATTTAGTATCAAGGCAAATTTAGTTTCAAGGCAAATTTAGTATCAAGGCAAATTTAGTTTTGATAAAAAAATAGTGCTGTATAAAAAAACATTTGTGGATAAACTGTTAATAAATTGTGGATAACTTTGTGGATAACTTTTGATAAAAAAACATCAAGCAACACCACCACAACAAACAAAAACACCATTAAAAGCACTGTAAGGCTTTGTATTGATCTATTATTATATATTAGTAGTAATGCATTAAATGATTATTACAAGGGCTTAGAATGGGTTAAAATGATTTATATAATATGATGTATTTATTACTGGCATAAAAAAAGGGCTAATAAATAGCCCTTGATTGATTAGATGATTAATTAATTGCTACTGCTCCAGTACCCGTTATCATAACAACGGGTATTTATATCAACTATAAAAATATCCTCTAATTCGTCATCTTCAAACTTACAAGATATAAAATTAAAAGCTGAATCTATACATTTAAAAGTTTTATCGTTAAACATTCTATTATAAGCCCAGTCAATTATCTTATATTCTTTTACTTGTTCCATTATCTACCCCTTATTATTTCTGGTTTATGTCCTTGTTGCTCTAGTCTTTTAAATTTGCTTTTAATATCTTTTAAAGACTTACTAACCATTACAAGCCAATTATCACCCGTTATTATTTTATATTTCATTTATGCACCTCTCATGCTGTTGTTGAGCATTAGTTCTACGGCTTCATTGCTTAAACCTTGCTCTTGATTAAATTGGTTTATCTCTTCTTGTGTCATCTCATGATGTTCAAAGCCATTTTTCATTAAAGGGTGATAGCCCTTCTCATAATCTATAATGGCTATCACTGGCTCTTGCATGTGTAAACTAGAGCCATTGTATAAAGCAATTCTTTTGCCCTCTTCTTTTTTAAGTTCTATAGATGTTTTTAGATTTCCTATTCTCATTTTTAATACTCCTCGTTGTCTCTCTCAACTCTAAATGTTGCAACTTTGTTGCCGTTAATATCTTTAGCCATTCCATGATCGGTTATTTCAATCTTTGGTATTATGTTTTTTAGTATTCTCTCAACTTCTTCATGTATAAAGATTTGTGTTGAGTCCTCGCACTCATGCCAAAATGATGAGTTGCTTGTGTCTATATCAATAGTTATTTTCATGTTATGCCACCTCACAATCTTCAACTTCTGTGTACATGTAATGAAATGACTGATCTATTCTAAATAGTTTAAAATCAGTATAACCACCGCGACAATCCGCACCGTTGTGGACAGATAAGGCTATAATGTCGCAATCCCAATTATAAGCATACATAATCCCCTGATCTAAATCATTGTCAAAATTGCATGTGTTTTCTACATCAAACCCGTAATGATATTCATTATTTAAATATTCTTGAGCATCATACAAATCATTAAAAGCTCTACCGTTTGGGTTATCATAATTATATAAATTACGTTTAACCCAGTTATTAAACTCTTTTGTTTCCGCTTCTAAATATTCACACGTCTCATTTAGATGATGGAATAATGATCTTGAGTAATATTTATATTCTCCGTCCGTCTCTAATGTTTGATAAGGCTCATTAATAAAATCTTCTATAGATTTCTTTTTATTCTTTTGCCAATGGCGACCACTTGCACCACCACTATCACATATATGCGTTCCAGTATCTTCTGTGAGCATTTCATATATTATTTCTTTGTTTGTCATGTTTATATTCCTTACTTTATAACCTTGCTTTATTGCTAGGCTTGCCTTAATTATACATAAATATATTAGTATATCAACAATTAATTAAATAAATATTTAATATATTTTTAATACCTTTATAAGTTATATGAATAGTACACATTTATTAATTGATCTTTATTTTCTCTAATCTTTAACAATATTTTTCTTATGCACTGGCAAATTCTTTTGATGTTGTTATTTATCTCATTCAGTTTTAATAACTTGAATCTGTTGCATATCTTTTAATCCCTTATATCTAAAGGCTTTGCAACTGGTTGCGAAGCATGGTTTTACTGTATATTTACACAGTTGTGGATAAGTTGTGCATGACTTGTGGACAACTAGGTTCTTTCAGGC